CGACAGAGCCGTTGCATGCGGCCCATTCGTCGGGATACATATATGCTTCGATGCTACCGCCAAGCTCTTCCACAGACATAAGAGTCAAATACTTCTTATTGTTTGCGTACAGAGGGGTAGGTTCTCCACCGGAGGGAGTAAGATTCAGTGCGGTGATGCCGTTCCAAGCAACACCCTTATTGTACGTACCAGAACCATTCATGGTATACAGAGCAACGTCTTGTACACCAGTCTCATAGAGACGCTCGGTACTATTGTCCCAAGTAAGTTTGGCCATAGGTCATTCCTCCTTTTAATAATAAAGTGTAAAAACGTAATGATTTAAGTTATCGGCAGTATAATACCTGCTGAATCTACACATAGGTAACTGTAGAACCTTGTTAGGTATTTCACTATCAGGATTAGCATCAATTACGATTACTTCGTAGCTCCGTAACAGGTTATATGCTCGATTATTAGCGTTCCGTTTATCAATACCGGCCAGCTTATATTTAATCGCTGGATAAGACATTTTTGTTGATGCTGGAGGTTGAAAATAACAGTTAGAACTCCCCAAAATTTTCTCTAACCGAGTGTGAAGCTCGAGTCTACTCGCCATGATACACACCTCCTAGGGTCAATAGCAGTCTTGGGTATTGAACCTCGACGCTAGAAATTTTCCACTTAGTTCCTTGCCATACGGCATATCTCATGGAGTAGAAGTGCTCATTCGCATATGGATCTGCAACAATACTAATCGTGTTTGTCACGTTAATGTTGTCGTTAAGCTGATCAGAAGACTGTAACGCACGAATATTTCGTGTCACGTCTCCGTAATAATTACGTTCTGTAATTTGCTCAGTATATACGCCAGGCGAGGTTTCCACCGTTTCACCAAAACCGATAGAACCATAATATTTAGTCATGAGACACTTCCTTTCTCCATTTTGATTTTTTATAAGCAGATTAAAGTGCTGATGTTATTAATCAGCCAGCAACGACAGCCTCTTCCACAGCGATTGCAGAATAAGGATGTGCCAGAGCACCGGACAGACGAGTCTCCATCAGATACTTGTAGTTGTTGAAGTCGATATCGAAGTCCTCGAAGGTAGTGATCTCGCCACCCTTAGCGCAACCGAAGGTGTAGTTGGCCATATCGACAATCAGACCATGCAGCTTGAACTCGTTTCCATCCTCATCCTCACGAGTCTTGTTCTCCATCTGAGCAACAGTGTGAACAGCACCAACGTTCAGAGCCTTAGCAACATCAGCAGAAGACTCATAAATACGGCGACCGTTCATATCACGAGCCATCAACATCTTATTCAGCGTGGAAGGAGCGCAGTAGTAGTCGGGAACACCAGCACCCTTATAGTCAACACGAGCCTTCAGAACAGCCTCGATAACAGACTCTGCGAAGATAAAGTTCTCGCCAAAGTTAGCAGCGGTGCCAGTACCCTGCATGTTAGCTTTAGCTGCAGCCGTGTCAACCAGGGCCTGAATGGTATACACTTCGTTGTCACCCCATACAGGACGAATCTTTTCGATGCTGATCTTGTCGGGAGAAGTAGTATCACGACCATCACCGATCAGAGCAGCCACAGCGACTTCCTCTTCCAGACCGTTCTTCATAACCTTCTTCTGGTAGGTAATAACGTCGAAGTCCATATCAAGCACATCATCACGATGCAGGTCATCACGATAGTATACGGTCTGAGGCTCCGTGGTACGTACAATAGCAGCAATAGCAGCGGACAGAGCCTTCTTGCCCTCGTTCTTGGAGCGAACATATCCCTTAGCGCGGATGCCATCAGCGGTAGCATTAGCATGGCGGGTGCGGATACGAGCAGCGGGAGTTTTATGAGCCTTCTTCATAACGTTAGCAACCCAAGTGTGGTCACGCTCAACCAGATCGGGAATAGCATCTACGTTAGTGAAATCAGGGAACAACTGGTCCAGAGTAGTCTCGGTAATACCGTGAGCAAGAGCGTTCTTGTTATTCTCTGCAAACGTAGAAAGAGCAGTTTTGAAGCTACCAGTGGACTTAGCCATCTTAAGAATCTCAACCTGGTCAGCGTGACTCAGGAAACCGCCCTCCTGAGCATCGATATCATTGTCAAATACATTGTGTTTCATAGCATATCCTCCTTCAGAATGTTCAACATTTTCATCATTTTCGTCTTCATCGGCAACACCGGCGTCTTCGAGAGCCTGGCCGATCAGAGCATAAACAACAGTCTTCTGCTCCTCAGTTAAAGTATCAAATACTTCCTTTACCGTCTTTTCGGTGTTTTCAGCGGGTTTCTTGGTTTCTGCCATATCGTTTGATTCCTCCTTGGTATCATTATTGGTGTTTTGTTTGTCGTCTGCGTGCTGAATAGTCTCTTCGGGCTGCTCAGCAGGCGATTCAATCGGTTGTTCAGCGGGTTGTTCCCTTGTTTCAGTATAGTGATGGATCATAATATTCTCGTCATAACCAACGATCAAGCCGTCTTCTGTGTCTTCACCGTGAATCATGACCGAATCAATGAAAGCCCCAGGGTTAGCCCCAGCCAGCACAATACTTACTTCTCTGATAAATCCATGCAGCACATCACCGCCGGACTGTTTAAGCTTGTTGGCATAGATCGACAATGATCTAACATCGCCATGCCGAACAGCTTCTTTCATTGCTGTAGCAGAATCGCTTCCGTTAAATGTACAATATGCATATACACCATCATCACGATTCTCGAGCAATGCATGACCCAAAATATTATCGGGGTCATTGTGATTATGACTATAAACCAAAGGAACGGTCTGTCCATCACAATGTTTGAACGCATCTTTACGGATGGTTCGACCATCGGAACAGAGCAAATCGTTCCTAGTAGCATAGCCACTAAAATCAAATTTCTCCATTTTGATTTCCTCCTTACTCAAACGTTTCTTTATTCGGTTCCAGTGGCAGCCTTCCTTCTTATGATGCCAGATACTATAAGATTACCAGGCACGCCTCCGTTTAAAACTTTACCTACGACGAATATCATTCACATAGTTTTTAACTTTATCACCATAGCTCATGCTACTGTAAACTTTTGATATTTCGTCACGCCGTATACCGTGAGAATCGGTTCTCATGCGGTCGAGGGTTGCACTCTTATATATTCCGCCATGACTTTCCGCCCAACTCTTTGCCCTGCCCTCAGCACTAAATATTTGATTGGCTTTGGCATTACCAATCTCAGTAGCTTTTTGCCACGCCTTATTATTAATAGCCTTATTGAGCTTATATGCGCCGAATGCTACTAATGCAGTTCCAGCCACCGCAGCACCTATAGCGATACCCTTCTTTACACGCGACTTCTTTTTATCACGTGCTACTTTAGCCGAAGTAGAAGAAGCACTTGCTTGGGAACCTCTTCCTAAACGACCGCCTCCGGACACCTGAACTCGTTGTTTACGTTGTCCCCACTTCATACCGGGAACACCGTAGTGGTAGAGTTCACTGGAATCGTAATGATAGAGACGTCCATCAGGTGTTAGAATGTAATTACTCATTTGTTTCACCTCTTTCCCATCTAGGGATAAAATACTTGTTTCTCAAACGTTCAGTCCATCAATTAGTTATTTCACCGATAGACAATTCTCCTAACGACGGTTCGGCTGTAGGTTCTCCGGTATCAGATATTTCCCCGATAGTCAGTTCTCCTACCGATGGTTCTGCTACAGGTTCTTCGACAACTTCGCCCTGAGGTACCATTTCTTCCCCAGTCATAGGTTGAGCAATATTACTATTGACCAATTGGTCTGCCTTAGGATCATCGGAAGGTTTGAAACCGAGAATCTGTCTAAACTCATTAGATGTCAGGATTTCGTTTCTGGTAAACGTATCAGCCATATTGGCAACATCTGAAACAGGAACAAGTTTGAACGGATTTCGGAAGAATGTGATGGTCTGACCCTGAGACCGTGCAGTTTTAGTCAAGAACACTCGTCTCATTGCATCAGCAATCGCAGAAATGATAGGTTCGATCGTCCGATTGTTATAGTTAAGCATTGTCTTCTCGTCGGCACTACCATCCATAACAGCTTGAGTTACGCCCAATTGGCTATATAACAGATTTGTCAAATACTCAATCTGCTTCATCAAGTTGTTCTCGATCGGTCGATTCAATTGAGTGATTCGCTCTGTACCATCCGTATAAGCAATACCGTAAGGACCTTTGAGTTGATCCTCGATATCTTTACGTCTCTTCTCTGCCTGTTGTTGTCGGAGTTCAGATTTGATGGTATATGGTAATTGAATAATTAAGTCCAACTTACCGGAACCGCTTTGTTCATCAATAGCATCCAGAAGATTCAGTTTTCTAATAAGACGCTGCATCGTGGAGTTGGGTTCATTAATAACCGCGTAAAGGGGGTTCTCCACAATAGCCACCTGTCTCTTGGGAAGAAGAATATCTTCTTTCTGCCCTGTACGTTCGTTATAAACCTTAACTTTCACATGAGCCGGATACCATCCAATAATCTTACCGGTTCTCATCGATAAAATATCATAGGAATTAGAGATTCGTGGATCGCTCGATGTATCAATCGGAACAATTGCCACAGCACCTTCGTCGAGCATAGACATCACAATATCTTGAATGAATGCTCTACCCGACTGATCAATGTTTGCTTCAAGATTCAAACACTCATTCAAGCCGGACTTAATATCCTCAATGTATCGATTATTGGAATCGAGACGACAATGTTTCAAGTTTATATCCGCAACATCCAACGCGATTCGGTTATATACCGATGTAATAATAGAACGCTCATTACCTCTCGAAAACCGCATACGATCAGGTCGATACGAGAAACTCGTGCCGATATCCCTATAGGAATATTCGTAAGTAGGTTCACGAGCAAGGAACGCATTCCAGCCAGATTTAAGTCTGGACATAAAAGATTTTTCCATTGGCATAACTCCTTCTTTTATTTATAATTCTCACCGTATTCGTCTGTAGCGGGGTTAGACGCATAAGTAGACACAGCAGATACTGTAAGTAATCCAGCAGATATCGGACCCCATCGCTCTAGCGATTTCTGAACGTTTGTTTCCACCAAAGCTTTTAAGGTTTCCTTAAACCCATCCGCTCCAAGATCTTTGTCTATCTTGCTGACAGATTTAG